GCGACAGACCCTGGGTCGGGCTCTAGTGGGCGATGAATTGGCAGCAATGCGGGAAGCGCTCCGTGAGCGCGGCGACAACCTATTATTCTTGACGGAGCGACTGGCGGAACTGGAGAGCCGATTGGAGACCGAAGGTTGGATGTCGTTATCATCATTCTCCGAACGCGAGTTTAGCCGCCAGGCGCTGCGGGATATAAACAAGTTGGCACGCCTCTACTGGCTCAAGAATCCGCTGGTGAAGCGAGCTGTGGAGACGCAGGCACATTACGTATTCGCCCAGGGGATGAATGTCCAGGCGCGGCACCCCAGGGTCAATGAGGTCGTACAGGCGTTCATGGACGACCCGAAAAACCAGAGCGAATTGACGAGCCACCAGGCGCGGTTAATCAAGGAAACCGAATTGCAATGCTTCGGTAACCTGTTCTTCGTGTTTTTTGTGGATGGCTCTACGGGCCATGTGCGTGTGCGCACCATCCCCTGTGACGAGATAGAGGACATAATCTGCAACCCGGAAGACGCCAAAGACCCCTGGTACTATCGGCGCACCTGGACGGAGACTATTATCGGAGCCGATGGCGCGATAGGCGCGCCGATAAGCAAAACGGCATACTATCCGGACTGGCGCTATGAACCAGCGGCGGGACAACGCCTGGCAAGCATCGGCGGGCACAAAGTGGAGTGGGATAACCCTGTGTACCACGTCAAGGTCAACTGCCTATCAGATATGCGCTTCGGCGTCTCCGAAGTCTATGCTGCCTTCGACTGGGCAAAGGCGTACACGGAGTTCTTGAGTAATTGGGCGAGCATCGTACGTGCCTACTCCGTATTTGCCTGGAAACAGAAAGTGCCGGGCGGCGCGGCGGGCGTTGCCGCGGCCAAGGCGAAATTAGGCACGACACTGACAGGGAGTATATCCGAGACGAATCCACCACCGGTTACCGGCTCAGTGTTTATTGGCGCGGAAGGGGTAGACCTAGAACCCATTCGCACGGCGGGGGCCACCACAAAGGCTGAAGATGGGCGATACCTACGGCTGATGGTATCTAGCGCCACTGGCATTTTTGAGCATTATCTGACGGGCGATCCCTCCACCGGTAACCTAGCAACGGCAAGGGCGATGGAACGTCCGATGGAATTCATGTTTTTGAGCCGTCGGACGTTGTGGGCGGACGTATTCACAGACATATTACAGTTCGTTATCAAGTGTTCAGCACGGGCCGCAAATGGAAAATTGCGGGGACAGGTTATAAAAGGTCTACATGGTGAGGATGTTATCGTGCTTGAGGATGATCCGGAGACTGGTAAGCCGATTGACCTTCACGTGGATGTAACCTTCCCACCTTTGCTGGAGTCCGATATAACGGCTACAGTAGGGGCGATAACCACCGCGGCGACGCTAGATGGGAAACCGTTGGCGGGGACGGTGGATTTGGAAACACTTAGCCGGATGTTACTGACGGCTTTAGGCTTGCCTGATGTAGATGAAGTAATGGCAAAGATGTTCCCACCAGAAGGTGAGGAGGGAGAACCACCACTAGAGAGCGAGGCCAGCAAGGAGGTGGCGCTGTTGGACGCGTTACGGGAGTTGCGGGCTGCAGTCAGGGGATTAGTAGAGGCTAACCGTGGCGAATAGGCAGAGTGAAGTCCAGCACCTGTGGGAGGCCATTGAGAAATTGGCCGACGTGATACATGACCGTGTGAAGTGGCAGGCCTTGGCCCAGGCAATTGCCCGATGTGAGCGGGACTTGCAGCGAGCCTTCCGGCAGCAGGGGGAGGCTTTCCGCAAGTGGTTCGCCAAGTTCAAGGATACGTTCCCACAGACCATCTCTGAGGCCAGAAGTTTGCGCGAGTCCATCTCTGAGGAGGAATTAGGGCCGATATTCGACAGCATAGAGATGGAGACTATCCGGGGCTTTGTTGCGCCGTTGGAGGCATTGACCCGGGAGTCTCTAGCCTTAGGAGCGCATCATCTCATTGCCAACCTGGGCCTGGGCATATCCTTTGACCTGCGTCATCCTTTGGCCGAACGATATATTGCTGAGCGCGGCTTGGAGGCTAGTCGGCTGATACAGGGCGCGACCCGTCAATACATAATCACAATACTACAGCAAGCCGTGGAGGAGGGCTGGTCGTACAATCGGACAGCGAAGGCTATCACTGACCGCTATGCCGAGTTCGCCGTTGGGCAACCACAGAAGCATATCCGCAGCCGGGCGCACCTAATCGCCGTCTATGAGGCGGGTGAGGCTTACGAAGAGGGGGGGATGATCGTGGCCCAAGACCTAGCGGGCGCGGGGCTGGAGATGGAGAAACGGTGGTCAACTGTGGGGGCGGCTAATGTATGCGAGATTTGCCGCGGCAACCAGGCGGCGGGAGAGGATGGATGGATACCGCTGGCACAGGCCTTTCCCAGCGGGCATGAGCGGGCGCAGGCTCATCCGGCGTGTCGCTGTACCGTGATGTACCGCCGGAAGCCCAGCCCATGATACACGTGTTCACTGAAGTTCGTGAGCCGTACACGGGTAAACTGCTATTCCGCTTTGACCCTGAACGTGACTTGATCGAGATACAGGATAGGGGGCAAAAGACTATTATTGACCTTAGCCAATTCCGTAGGGCTGTTGACGAAGCTGTTGACAAGCCGTGTGAAAGTGATATGATTAGTATATACTAACTGAATAGAGACAGAGCGCCAAGAGCGCCACTGCCGCTTAGGAGCGCCAAGAGCGCCGCGGTTTTCCGCGGCGCTCTTTTCCTTTGCACCGGAGTGTGGGATGCCCTGGAAAATCACCGATGTGGACAGCCACATAAAGGGGCTATCGGATAGGCAGAAAGAAGTCTGGGTGAAGGTAGCCAACACGGTCCTGCGCCGATGCTTGGACGCAGGGGGCAATGAGGAGAAATGTGCGCTGAGCGCCATTCGGCAGGCGAATGCCGTGGCCAAGAACATGCGTGAGGGAGGGAGCATGTCGATGATATTGCAGACCGAGGCCCAGCGGATAAGCGACCGATTGGGCCTGCTTTTGGAGGCCGGGCGTGTAATTAGCGCGGCTAATCGTGCCAAGATCGAGGCGTGCATAGAGGCCCTACAGGAATTGGTGGCCCTATCGGAGCCGAAAGACGACGGGGATAACGAGGACAGCGAAAAGGAAGTACAGGAAGCTGCTTTCAAGACTGAGGATGGCAAGGCCTTCCCCGCGTCAGACTATGCCTATGTACCCGACCCTGACAAACCCTCTACCTGGAAGTTGCGATTGACCAGTACCCCTGGCGGGCCGCCGGATAGCAGGATAGTAGGGGCGGCCTGCGCCGCTCTCGGCCCAGGCTTTCGTGGGCAGAAGGTGGACATTCCGGCGGGCGACCTGGAGAAGGTGAAGGCGAAGGTACGTGCCGCTTGGCGCAAGGCGAATCCCGACCGCGACCCTGACGAGATGCCAGCGGCCATCAAGGAAAGTGCTGAGACAGAATTACTGGGTGATTGTATTCCCCTCGTGGAAAAGGCTATTCGGCGGGATGGCACGGTGCCAATCAAGATTATCGCGCCCGGTTGGGGCAGTAGCGGGTATTACCCTGCCGAGGTATTAGAGCGGGATGGCCCGAAGGCGTTCCCCGCCAACACGCAAATGTTTTGGGACCATCCGACTGCCGACGAAGAAAGGGCGCGACCAGAAGGCAGCCTAACCACGTTAGCAGGCAAACTAGTGACACCGGCCCGTTTCCGGGAAAACGGGCCCGCGGGTCCAGGTCTATACGCAGATGCCCAGATATTCTCACCGTTTAGGGAGCGTCTCGACGAGTTGGCCCCGCACATCGGCGTCTCAATACGGGCCATAGGACGCGGCAAAGAAGGCGAAGTGGATGGCAAGCAGGGCATTATCGTAAACAGTCTATTGGGTGCGAAATCAGTAGATTTTGTAACCGTACCTGGTGCGGGGGGCCAGATAGTGCAGTTATTTGAGGCGGTCCGCAGGGGCCGAGCTGAAAATCAAATGGAGGTGACAGAAGTGGATGAAAGAGAGGCACAGGCATTGCGGGAGGCGCTGGCCGAATTGAAAGCCGAGAATGCTCGGCTGAAGGAAACCATCCTCTTGCGGGAGGCTAAGGACTTCGTGGCTGAAGTATTGGCGAAGATTCAGATGCCCGACCTAACACGGGCACGGCTAACCGAATCGCTAGCCGCCAAGCCGCCGATTAAGGATGGGGAGCTGGACAAGGATGCATTTAGCGCGTCCATCGAGGAGGCGGCCAAAGCCGAGGTGGATTACCTGGCGAAGATATCTGGCTCCGGCAAGATACACGGCATGGGCAGTGTGCCTCCTATGGAAGACAGAATGGCGCTGAAGGAAAGTTTCGCCGTGCTCTATCAGCGGCAGGGGATGGCGAAGGAAGAAGCCGAGAGGCTGGCAGCGCTAGCTGTCGGGAGGTAGCAACCGTGAAGGATGCTATGAGACAAC